TGATTTGGGAAACGGAAACTTGATTTTATTGGATGAAAATTACGTTCCCTTCGGGAAAAAGAACTACATGGACAGCAACTATAAGCCCCTCAACCAGGAAGCTGACCCCAGGTAATATGGATAAAGAAATGAGAGAAACTGTATTGCGGGTTGACAAAATTTTGATTCCGCCTTAAAATCCGTATACTGGCACGCCTCTGTATCCAGTTTGTGTCCAAATAGCATACCATATTATAGAGCCCGCCCTACTTGGCTGCGTCTCAAGACGCTGGCTTTCTCTTTAAGACCATGGGAAGCCTGCCCATTGCAGTCTTCCCACGGCTCCGTTCAAGCCACATTGCTTTTGACTCGTTGCTGGCCCTAAGGAGCGTTTGTACTACTCAGCCCTGACCCTTAAAAGAGTCTTCCTATTCTTTCACGCTGAGCTTATCCTGCATGATATCCGCTCTCTCCTGATCCTGAATATACTTCTTTATCGTGGCTTCATTCAATCCTACGGTACTAACATAATACCCTTCTGACCAAAAGTGACGGTTTCCAAACTTATACTTCAGGTTTGCATGCCTGTCAAACTTTCGTCTATACTTTGGGGTAAAGATGAAATGTGATATTTACACATCCACTTCGTATGTGCTCAACAAGGTCTATCCGACCCATAAAGAAAGCGGAAAGCCAGTCAAATCAAGGCTTTCCGCACTCTTAAAGGTAATAGCGAGAGGGGGACTTGAACCCGAACAAAGAACATATTGAAAATGGCGTATTCCCTTGAAGCCGCATAAACACTGATGTCGCAAATATATCCTAGTAGATTAAACTACCGAAATGCACCGAGAAATATACTATTACATATGACTATGCAACATGAAATGCAACACGAATCAGTCACTCATTTTATCGGATTTTCCCATAAACTCTTGTCGTAAATATACCAAATACACATCATGGCATCTTTACTTTTATTAAAGCAATCATACCATTTATTAAGGATTACATCAATGGATTTTCTCCGATAAAGCCTCATATGGTTCCCAATAAAAACGGATTGTTCCCCGTCGCCATCTGCTGCACCATTCCGTCTTTAATCACAGCTTCTGTCACTTGATGCCCGTCCAGATACAGCTTGGCAACCATGGTCTGGCTGTTATTCCCCAAGCCGCCGGTTATTCCGAGCTTTGACAGGACATTCAGAACCGCTTCTTCGCTTGCCTGTCTGATCGTGTCAAGCGGCGCCTCCACATTCGTCCCGTGTTTCTGGTCGCCCACCAGCGCAAGAAACTCCCTGTTTGCCGGAAGAACGGCGCCCGTCGCCAGCTTTGGTATCTCGATGTTTGACAGCTTCGCAAAAGCAGGATGGACATAAGGCGCGGAAGGCGTCTGGATGGCCCGTGCAAGGCTCACGGCACGCGGCATGGCGGAATAGCTCTGGCCAGAACTACCCACGCTTACAGAAGCCGCCGCTACTTTCGTCGACTCAATAGCCTGTGATATTTCTGACAGCATACCACGGACACTGGAAACCATGCCTGATACGGTACTCTCGATATTTCTGCAGATATCAGCCGTGATCTCGCCCATCTGCCTCCACCCGCTTCCCCACGTCTGGCTTGCCTTTCCCATAACGGATGCTAACGTCTCTCCCATACTTTTCATTACGGATGAGGACATTTCATAAGTCTCTTTAAGAGTGCCCTGTACGGTTGCAGACATCTGCTTCCACTGTTCCGACATTGTCCGCCCCATTTCTGCGGAAAGTCCACCGATTGTCTGGTTTAAGGATGTCATGATGTTTACTATGGACTGGCTTAAATGACTGAAAATTTCTGTTATCCCGTAAACGCTCCCACCTATCCCGTTTTCAAGCCCCTCCATGATGTAAACACCGTTCTCGTCCATGACGGTGGACGGACTATGTATTCCAAGGATTGACTTAAACTTTTCCGTAATGCCGGTCGCAATTGTTCCGACTGTTTCCTTCAGCGAATCCCAACCGCCAAGTATGCCGCTTTTCAGTCCTTCAATAAGATATCCGCCAATTTCTGCCATTACGGTAGACGGGGAGTGAATCCCGAAAAGTTCTTTTATCTTCCCGACAATACGGCCAAAGAGTCCCTGTGACGCTGTTTCAACATCCGCCTCTTCCATTCCTTTGGTACACCCTCAGATATGCTTCTCCCGGTTTTATTTAAAGACTCGCTTGTATTGTCCGAAATTGCACCGATATTGGCAAGTTTTTCCCCATATACATCCATAGGATTGCTGCCATCCATGACAGCCTGTATGAAGTTACCCGCCTCAGTTGTCATTCCTGCCAGATCATCCGGGAGCGGCTCCACTCCGTTTGCAATCATAGAAAAGCCTTCCGCGATATCCTGCAACGTTTCCGGCGAAGCATCTTCAAACCCAAGGTTATCGGCGATCTCACGCAGAAGCGGGTTACAGTCAAGCATGTGCTGCCTTAGCATTTCCATGTCTTCATCCGTAAGGCTGAACCGGCTCTGCAGCTGTGCCATGTGTTCGTCGGTAAGGATCGCGCCGTTTCCGATATCTTCCATTGCCTTTTCAAGGGCAACGCCGGTACCCACGCAGTTATCCGCCGCAAAGCCGTACCCTTCTATGCCGTTCTTGAGCGTGTCCACACCGTCTTTTGCGAACCGCGCCGCCCCGTCAAGCCCCTCGTACCTCTCCTCCAGCCTTTTCCCTTGGTCGGTACTCCTGCCGAACGCGCCAAATAATTCCTCCAGATGCCCCGTAAGGAGTTTATACGAGCCCACAACTGCGGCTGTGGCGGCAAGCCCGGTCAGTGCCGTGGAAAGCCCAGTTGCCGCTGTGGACACGGTATCCATGGTCGCTGCTGCTGTGGCGGCGCTCCCGCCGATTCCGAATATCGCAAGGAAAGACTTAATCGTGGAAAAAATACCAGTAATCCCCTTGATCGCACTATATCCCAATAACGCCAGTTTAAGGGTAATCAGCGATTTCGCTATCAGTTCCAGCGCATCCGCCACATCCTCCGGCGTGACAGCATCCATCCAGTTTTCCACCGTTACCAGAAAATCCTTAAATTCTTGGCTGTTTAGGAAGTCGGCAAGCGCATCCGAAACCCGCTCTATGAAGAGAATCAAGCCCTCGCCCACCGTCTCCGCAAACGGCTCCAGATGCTCCCAAAATTCCGCAAGATTCGCCCGTAACGACTCCCAGTCCACCTTCTCGTTAAACTTCGTCAGTACGTCAAGCAGTTCCGGCAGTCCTTTTTCAATCGTCCACGTCCCAAGAGGCAGAAGCACTTTTGTGTAAAAGTCAGCCAGCACGCCGCTTAGTGCGTCAGCCAGCGGAATCAGTGACTTGGTGTATTTCTCAAAGGATTCCAGAAGCGGGGCAAAATCCAGCTCTTCCGACCACTCCACGGTCTTGTCGGATGCCGCTTTTATGTTTTCGACTATCTTTCCTGTGATATCCCGGATATTCTCTAAAATCTTTTTGCCTCGGTCATTCTCATTCCATGCCTTGCGGAAATTGTGGGCGAGGTTTTCCACGGTACGCCCCACATTGGAAAGGATGCCGAGTATGTTCTGCAGTATCTTTATAGTCTTTTCCTGATTCCACACATCAAGGAAGTCCCTGCCTATGTCCTTGACCAACTTCCAGACTTCATCCAGCGCGCGTTTCCAGGAGTCCATGACGGACTTTCCCTCACGATCCCACGCCTCTTTAAGCCGTCGGAACAGCCTTTCCAGAACGCTTTTAACCTTTTTTGCCATGGCGGCGATCTTCTTAGAGAGCGCGGATTCGTCAAGGTCAGGCGTAATTGTCACATCCATGTTGATATCGCCCAGCTCCCCGAAGTCGATATCTTCAAACCCAGAAAGAAGCCCGTCTCCCTTCCCGGTTTCGTACTTATTGATCTCATCCAGAGGGGAAAGATATCCTTTTAATGACTTTTCCGCATCCTGTGCCGACTCCGATACATCTTCCAGAGAACCGGCCAGATTTCCCGCAGAATCCGCATACTTTTTATAGTCAGCGTCCGCATTTCCCGTTTTCTTTCCGGCAAAGGACTCAGTAAACGATTTAAAAGCATTCGCAACGGTTCTCAGCTTCTCCAAAAGGGTGTTGATCATCTTTAGGAGCGGGGAAAACACATTGATAAGGCCTTGTCCAATGGTTGCCTTTAGGCTCTCAATCTGTAATTTTAGAATCCTTGTCTGGTTCGCCCAGCTGTCCTGCGTGCGGATAAAGTCGCCGGAAGCACCAGAAAGCTTCTCTAAGACAAACTGGTACCGAAGCGCCACCTTCTGCTGCTCTGTCATCTTGCTCACGGTTTTCCCGATCCCCTTTGCCATTGCGTAGGAATTAAGGGCATTCTCCGTCATGACCACGCCGAGGTCTTTCAAGGTCTCCGTCTCGCCCGTGAATACAGACTTTAGCTTCGTATAGGCTTCATCCTGCGTGATGTTGTAAAAGGACGCCACGTCGCCAGATAACTGCGTCAGAGCGGTTGACATCTGGTATGCCGCATCCTCCGTAAATCCGAAGGACTTGGACATTGCTCCGAACGTACCAGCATACCGCTTCGCCATAGTCTCCGACAGACCCGCAGACTTCGCAGCGTTTACGGCAAACTCATTTATCTTGTCCGACATAGTAGTAAAGGTCACATCCACCACGTTCTGCACTTCCTCAAGGTCGGAACCCAGCTCCGTCATGGAGCTTGCAAAGCCCGCAACTTTCCGCACGGCAAAAACGGACGCGACCGTCGCGCCTAACCTTTTAAAAGAGCCGGACAGACCGTCCACGCTGCTTTTCATGCCGGACACTTCCCGCCGCATCCCGGATGCCAGCCTCTTTATGCTGTTTTCAACGGCGTTTATCTTCCCCGCCACGCCAGCCATGCCCTGCCCGATGCCGGAGCCCAGCTCCTTCATTTTTCCCTTTAATGCGGCAATATCCTGCTTTAGCCCCTTTGTCTCGATTGCCGTATTGATTCTGATACTGCCGTCGTACTGTGCCATAACATCACCCCGAAAACGAAAAAGGTGCCAACAGATACAGTCTCCCATATCTGTTGGCACCACTCTGCCGTCCACTTATGCCCGTTCATAAGCCCTTTATTCTCTTTGTGATCTTCTTCCTCACTTCCAGCACAAGGATATCTCCGTCCCTGCCCCGCTTCACCTCTGCATCATTGCCACGGGAGACGATCTCTGAGACCGCCCTCCCGATCTCCGCATCCTTTCCACGGCTCTTATCCGCCACCGTCTCCTACTTCCTCCTCTGCGGCGGTCTGTGGTCCTGCAGCATGTACTTATCCATGCGCGCTTTACTTGCCTTTTCCTGCGCCTCCAGCTTGCGGTTGAACAGCTTTTCCATGTAAGGTGTGACCTGTTCAAAAAAATCGGTGATCAGATTGACCGACGGCAGGAAATCAGGGATGTGGTTGTATGTGTCACGGAATACCTTCTTTACCGTGTCTTCCCCGAAGATACTGTCCACCGTCCTTACTGCCTCCTTGGAAAACTCCACGTTTATTCCTGCAATAGCAGCAACCTTTTCCATGTCCGCATCAAAGCCCGCCTGTCCCTCGTACTGCTTTTCGACCTCTTCCACCTTTTTTGCCGTCCCGTCGGACAGCTCCACAATGTGCCGGATGCCCGCCGCAAACCGGTCAAACATTGACGAATCATCCGCCGAGATCGCTATGTACTCGCCGTCGTCGTTCACCTCGAGCCTTAAGGTGTCCACTTCACTTGTAATCATTTTTTCTTTTTCCATTTTTTCATCCTTTCTTTTCCCTAATCGAAATGTTATTTTCTATCTCCTGCCGTTCCTTAAGGGCACAGTCCAGATAGTAGAAGAACAGCCGCCTTGCCCCGTAAAAATCCGTTTTTCCGTAAGGAATCCTTTCAATATCCCCGCGCGCCCAGAGCTTCTCCGAAGCGTCATAGGACTTGTTTTCTTTCACGGACAGTAAAATGTACTCCGCAATACTTTCATTCGCCGCATGAGCCGCAGACTGCACCAGCTGGTCATACTTTCCTGTTCTGACAATCATCATCAGATCTTCCAACCGCTGCGGCGTAATACCATAGTCCGCATAAGAAGCTCTGGCGTTCTCCCGCTGTGCCCTGCGCTCCCAATACTGCCTGTTGTATTGCCGCACCTTGTCGCCGTTGTCCGCTCGCCATTCCCTCTGCTGCCTGTTGATCTTCTCCCGGTTCTTTGCCCGGTAACGTCTTTTATAATCCCTCCGTGTTTCCTGTGCCTGTAACGAAAGTTTTTCCGACATACTTCCCGCCCTCCAATCTCCCTTTATTCCCTTCCTCTATCCTTATTATCTGACATTAGAGGGCGGCGGTTGTACCAATTTATCCTGCCGTTTCTGCTTCCTTACCCGCAGGGCGTACAAAGAATCCGCCCATAGCGCCGATCTGCTGGTCGCTGAGTCTCTGGAAATGGGATTCCGGCTTCGACCAGATATCCGCAGTCACCTCATTTTCACTGACCGCCTTTTCCACCATATCCGCAATCACCTTAAATGCCTCCCTCTCGTCCGCGCCGGCTTTCCTTGCGAGGCTTCCATATACTCTGGCATTTTGATTCTCAATCCCCATCTTCTCACAGTGATCCGAAACCAGCCGGAGCATCGTCGGGTTTCCCGTGTTCTGGCTCACCATGCCATCAATCTCCGTTTCTGTCAGTTTAATCCCGGAATTTAGCAGCCGCACCGCCGCCTCATCCAGACGGTTCCCGTTGGCAGAATAGAAGTCCGTTA